TAAATGTAAGGGGCTTTTTACTATTATGGCAAGAAAGTTATTAGATATACAAAACGATCGTATTAAATCTACTGGTGAGTCCCCGAGTATTGTTAAACGAGATTTAGTAGCAAAAACAAAATCAGCTGGAAAATCAGTTGGATTGTTAGATGATACTGAATTAGAGTATAAAGGAAATTATCCTTCAGTTTTTAAAAAAATAGATCCAACAGATTTTAAAAAAGAAGAATTTGTTACTAATAAATTATTTATGTTTGTTTCTGGTAGTGCAACAAGTAGCGCTTTACCATTAGAAGCAAGATATAGTAATAGAAATAGTTTGCCGGCGTTGGGGTCTGAATTAACATATAATGATGCTTCTAATATTGACGGGTCATTGCAAAGTATTACATACTTTTCTATAGACCACTTATATTATAAAAGAAAAGGCGAACCAGCTAATACATTTGGACCGACTGATTTAACAAGAACTAAAAAATTTCTATATGAATCTGCTTCAGTATTTGTAATACCACAAAATAAGATTGGTGAAGGAATAAAACCAGCTTCATTTCAATTTACTAGTTCGGTGCTTCTTTCTGCGGATAGATATGGTAATGTCATCGATGGTAATTTTGATAGTGCATCTATTATTACTAATGTTCAATTTTATGAAGGTTTTAATGAATATTTTGATACAAATAGAATTCAATATATTTCTCATTCTGGCATAACATATGTAGATGGTGTTCCAACAACAGATGGGGATACATTACCTATAGGCCGAGCTGCAAGTTTTGATGGATCTGGTCATTTTCAAACATCAATTAATGGATATTATGATAGACAACATGATTATGCAATATCATTCTTTTTATCTGGTTCAAATAATGGCGGTGATGACCAAATTATATTAACTAAACAAAAACAAAACAATAACAAATATCCATTTAAAATTCAATTGAGTGGAAGTAATGATGTTAAATTTTCAATTTCTTCAGATTCTATACTAAATGCAACTGTTGCAACTACTAGTAGTCTGTCAGGATGGAAACATATACTATGTCAAAAATCCGGAAGTGAAATGTCAATTTGGGTAGATGCTGTAAAACACGTTTCTAGTTCATATGATTTCTTATTATATGGCGTAAATTCAATTTATACAGCATCAGGAAAGATTAGTAATGATGATCCATTGAATGTGGGTGGTTATAGCCCCAATAGCTCAAATCTTATGGGAGATCTAGATGAAATTAGAATCTTTAATAAGTCTCTATCTCAAGCACAAATAAGTTCTTTAGCGGACCGTACAGAGGATGGTACATTTTTACAAACAAATCATGTAGGAAATGTATTTCCGAAACACGGAACAATTGTAATTTCGTCGCCGCATTATAAGTATGGTGATTTAACAAAAACTGCATATACTGCAAGTTATAGAAGTACATTAACTACTACAGAATATTCTACTTTAGTTAGAATAAGTAAAGATGATTTTAATTTAACATTAAACCCATCAACATTACAAGATAATGGGGTTGATTATGATTCATATGTTTCTAGTAGTGATTTTGATCCTTATATAACAACTATCGGATTATATAATGATGCGGGACAATTATTAGTTACTGGTAAGTTAGCATCACCATTACGTAAACGTGGTGACGTTGATATGAATATTTTATTAAGATTTGATGCAGATTTATAAGGAATAACAATGGCAAAAACAATAACTAATTTTGTAGTACGAAAAAATAAAAAGAAACGACCAGGCGTTCATTCTAAGAAAAAACAAAGTTCGCATAAACATGGTAAAAATTATCAAAAAAAATATGTAGGTCAAGGTAGATGATACGATTAAAAAACATATTATCAGAAGTATTACAACAAGAACAAGTTGATATATTACTAGATAAAATACGTAATAAACAATATGTGCGTATTGGCGCTGGCGATAATGGGGTTGTTTATGAAATTAGTGATACGGATTATGTTTTCAAAATAACTAGAGAACGAGATGAATTTGAAGTCGCATCTGTTATCGTAGGTCGTGATTCTGAATTTAAATGTTTTATTCCAGTTGTTTACGTTAATGATTCTGAAAAAATGTATATTATGAAAAATGCATCAGAATTGCCAATAAAATACAAACAAATGATTGATAACTTTTATGCACGATACACAAAGTTTGCTTTAGATATGCAAGGTGAGGTTAGTATATTTGATTACTTAGATGCGGACGGAGCTAGAGAAACTGAATCAGCATTAGTTACATTTTTACGAAAATTGCAGCAAGAAATTATCAGAACAGGAATTTCAGAATTTGATTTAGATTTAGATTTTAAATCAGACAATGTTATGATGTTTAACAACCGATTAGTATTAGTTGATTGGTAAAATTAAGGAAGGTTATGGCAAAAAATCATTGGAACTCGAAGTCAAAAGCGAGACAAGAAGCATATAAATACGGTTACAAGTCTGGATTAGAACATACTGTAGCTGAAACATTAAAAGAAATAAATTATCCAGTTAATTATGAGACTGAAACTTTACATTACAGTGTACCAGCAACTAAACATAAATATACACCTGATTTTGTATTTACTAAAAAGGATGGCGGAACAATGTTTGTGGAAACTAAAGGACGTTGGACTACTGCTGATAGAAAAAAAATGAAATATGTTTTAGATTCTAATCCTGGAATTGATATTAGAATAGTTTTTCAAAATCCTAATCAAAAAATTTCAAAAGGTAGTAACACTACATATGAAGCTTATGCTAATAAACTAGGTGTTAAACATGTAGCAAAGAAAATGATACCTGCAGAATGGTTAGCTGAATGTTGCCAGATTGATGAAACACCGACCCAGAAAAAGCCATTTTTCTTTTAAAGGTTGGAAATGTGAAAAAAATTCATTATTTTCTAATGTAAGTAATGAATGACAATTAATTAATAGAATGAAATGAAATGTTAATGTAATGAATTCGTTATACCAGTAATGAAGTGAATGGTATGACTTTAATTATATATTATTTATATTAATTCCAGACCTTTTGATTCGTAACATTTTTTCATTATAATAAGATAATGAAGAATCTAAAATTATTACAATTACTTGAATCGGTATTAGGTAAGAGTAAACCTACATCTGGTGATAATGTAGCATTCTTCTCTCCGTTTACTTCACATTATAAACCTAAATTAGAAATTAATATTAATACAACTGCTGAAGGAGAAAATCCATGGCATTGTTGGATTTCTGATAATAAAGGTAGAACAATAGCTTCTTTATTTAAACAATTAAAACAACCTAAAGAACGATTTGAACAACTTGCTAGAATAATTCAATCATCTAGATATCGTTCAGAAAAACAAGAAGTAACTGAAGTTGTATTACAATTACCAGAAGAATATCATCCATTATGGATTTATAAAAAGTCATATGAATATAATGCTGCAATGCATTATTTAAAGGGGCGTGGTATTACTGTTTTTGATATTATTAAATATAGAATAGGATATGCCGAAAAAGGACAATATGCAGGAAGAGTCATTATCCCAAGTTATGATGATTCTGGTAGCCTTAATTATTTTGTATCTCGTATATACCGTGATAGAGAAGGTATGAAACATAAAAATCCATCAGTATCAAAAGATATTATTGGATTTGAAATGTTGATAAACTGGAGAGAGCCAATTGTACTTTGTGAAGGTTCATTCGATGCAATTGCAATAAAAAGAAATGCAATTCCGTTATTTGGTAAAGCAATACAACCAGCATTGCAAAAAAAGATTATTGAAGAACAAGTTAAAGATATATATATCTGTTTGGATGCTGATGCATTAAAAAACGCATTAGATATTTCAGAGCGTTTTATGAATGAAGGTTTGAATGTATATTTTATAGAATTGCAAGATAAAGATGCTTCTGAATTAGGTTTTGAAGCAATAACAAAAAAGATTTCAGAAACTACTCAAATGACATTTGAAGATTTGATGGTGATGAGAATGGGAATGTTATGGAAATAAAAAAGATAGATTGTGGTATCGAAACAATCGACAAGATATTTCATATATCTGATGTTCATATCCGCACATTAAAACGACATACAGAATACCGATCGGTATTTGAAAATATGTTTTTAACTATTGCGCAAGAAGCAACTGATACATCAATCTGTGTTGTTACTGGTGATATAGTTCATTCAAAACTTGATATGTCCCCAGAGCTTGTTACTATGTTAACTGAGTTCTTTAATGGATTTATGATTCCTACGATTGTTATTTTAGGTAATCATGATATGAATCTTAATAATATGCATCGAGTGGATGCATTATCACCAATATTAAATGTTTTACAAAATAAAAATATTCATTTCATAAAAGAAAATGGTGTATTTGAATGTGGTGGTGTATTATTTAATCATATGGCAGTAGATGTGCCGCCTGCACAATATGTATTAGCAAAAGATATTCCATCAGAAAAATATAAAATAGCATTACATCACGGTGCGGTTCATTCTGCTAAAACTGATATTGGATATGAAATTTCAAATGATCATGTAACTACAGAGTTATTTGAAGGACATGATATTACATTACTCGGAGATATTCATAAACCAGCTCAATTCTTAAATGAAGAACAAACTATTGCATATCCTGGTTCGCTTATTCAACAAAATCATGGCGAAGCATTAGACCATGGTATTTTAGTATGGGATTTACCTGATAGATCTGCTAAATTTATAGAAATACATAATGATTATGGCTATGTAACATTTGAATTAGATGGTACAAGTATTGTTAATGCCCCGAAACGTATGCCTAATCGTCCGCGCGTAAGAATTAAATTTAAAGATACTTCTGCGGCGGATATGAAAAAATTTATTGCATCGTTAAGAAAAAAATATTCTGTAGAAGATATTTCAATACAACGTGTAACGGATATGTCTACTAACACATCAACATCAAATATAACAATTGGTAATGTTAGAGATGTAGAATATCAAAATACACTTATTACTGAATATATTGAAACAAACTATCCACAAGCAACGGATGCAGAGATAGATGCAATACGACATATTAATAGAACAACAAATTCAAAATTACCAGTATTAGATTCTGTTAGAAATGTAACATGGCATCCAATATCATTTGAGTTTTCTAATATGTTTTCATATGGTGAAAATAATACGATTGATTTCACAAAACTTTCAGACGTTGTAGGATTATTTGCTCCAAACACTTCTGGTAAATCATCATTACTTGATGCAATAACATATACTATTTTTGATAAATGTTCTAAAACAGGAAAAGCATCAGAAGTATTAAATAACAAATCAGCAAACTTTTTTGGAAAATTTTGTTTTGAGTTAAACAGCGTTATTTATACTATTGAGCGAACCGGAACAAAACAAAAATCAGGACACGTAAAAGTAGATGTTGAATTCTATACAGATTCTGAAAATCTTAATGGTGAAGAACGTAGTGAAACAAATAAAAATATTAGAAAATATTTAGGTACATATGATGATTTTATTTTAACTGCATTTTCATTACAAGCAGATAACAATAATTTTATCAACAAATCACAGAGAGAACGAAAAGATTTACTTTCGCAATTTCTGGATATTACTGTATTCGAACAATTATACCAACTTGCTGCAGAAGATATAAAAGAAACAGCTGGTAAATTAAAAGAATATAAGAAAACGGATTTTGCTCAAATCATAATGGATGCTGATGATATTATTTCAAAAAATATTGATGCAATATCAAAATGCGAACGACAAGATGAAGAGACACAAACGCAAAAAGATGATTTACAAGATGAATTATTAAGATTAGTTGAAAGTAAATTACCAACAACATATTCTGGCCCTAATATTAATGTATTAAAACGAGAAGAAACTGATTTAACAAGTAAATTAGAAAATTTACAGACTGAAATCGAAGAAAAGGAACAACGTGTAGATGATATGCACATTGAATTAGAAACTCTTGAAACAGATATTGTTGGGATTGATATTGAAATGATTGATAGTAAAATTAAAGAATACGAATCATATTGGACTTTAATTGATACTAGAAAGCAATTAGTTGTTAAACAAAAGGATTTAGTAAATGGATTATTACAAAAAATACAACATCTTGGCACACACGAATATGATCCAAACTGCAAATACTGTACATCAAACGTATTTGTTAAAGATGCACTTGAAGCGAAAAATCATATCGATGAAGAGCAAAGTTTATTAGAAAAATACATAACACAAACTAATGAATTAGTAGCTAGTCAAGAAAAATTACAGCCATATGTTCATGAACGAGAACAGTATGATAAAATAAATGCTGATAAATTAACATTATCTAATCAAATTGAACGAGAAGAACTTCGCTTACAAATTATGGAAAGTGAATTACAGACAAAAGAATCTGAATTAGAAACATGTTTAGAACGTCAAGAACAATATAATTCAAATGTTACGGCAATTGAAACAAATAGAAAAATAGAAGAAAGTATTGATTTAATTAAAGATGCATTAGATCATAATAAACAAGCAATCGCAAAAATTACAACTAAAATTAAAACATTACATGGTGAAATTGAAGTTGCAAAAACTCGTAAAAAACATGCACTTGAAAGTTTAGAAGCATACAAACAATTAGAAACTGAATATAAGGCATATGAATATTATTTAGAATCAATCAAAAGAAATGGCGTACCATATGATATTATTTCTAAAGCACTTCCTAAAATTGAATCTGAAATAAACAATGTACTTAATCAGATAGTTGAATTTAATATGGTATTAAATACAGATGGTAAAAATATTAATGGTTATATCATTTACGATGATGATAATTATTGGCCATTAGAATTAACATCTGGTATGGAACGATTTATTTCTTCACTTGCAATTCGCGTAGCTTTAATTAATGTATCAGCATTGCCTCGTCCTAATTTCATTGCAATTGATGAGGGCTGGGGAAGTTTAGACTCAGAACACATTGCAGCAGTAATTAATTTATTTGAATATTTTAGAAATAAATTTGATTTTTCAATTATTATATCACACGTTGATTCGATGCGAGATATGGTTGATGGTCATTTGAATGTTGATAAGATAGAAAATTTTAGCCGGATTCAGCACTCGTAATATTTATAATAAAATATTTAGTGTATGAAAAGAAAAGAAACTATTTACCGAGGACTTGACTTAATTAATGTATTTTATGAAGATACATCATTAACATCTCCTGATGTATTTCAGATTACAGAATTTCCTACACGACTTACTGCAGGTAAAAATTTAATTAAATTAAAAGGCCATCCTGATAATTTACGAATTGGTTCATATCTTAATATTGAAGTATTAGATTTTAATGGCGACCCGATATATTATGAAATAATCAATTATATTGATGAAGACAAATCTCGTGTTATTGCAATATACATTTATGAAGAAACATCTCCGGGCGAAGCTTCAATAACAATTGTTGGTGAATTACGACAACTTAACGGACAACCAGTACCACAAGAATGGGAAGGTCGTGCTAATGTTAAATGGTCTAGAACCGTACAAATTAATCCTACACTTTCAAATAATTCAGAGATAATTTTTGAAACATCACCAAATGTAATAATACAAGAACAAGTAGGTGTACAATTAAATCGAACATATCCAAACGGACAACAATTTCCAACTTATTCAACAGGAACTGTTAGATTCTTTTCATATAATGGACAACCAGCAATTGAATTAACAAACGGATTATTTACTAAAGATATGGAAGATGGTACAATAACAGTATCATCGCCATCTAATCCACAGCCTACGCCGCAGTTTACACCTTCTAGTACGGCATATTCTTCAACTGTTAAGAAAGTTTTAAGTGAAACAACAATGTTATTAGATTCAGAATTTATAGTCAAATCTAATCAAACACTTTCGACTCATACATATACATCATTTGACGCATCTTCATATTCATTATTATATGAAGCAACACCTACATATACACCAACTGAAAATTCAGAATCATTTGCATATGTTACTATAAACGGATTAGAACCAGCAACTGGTGATATTGATCGTATAAAAGTATTTTTCAATGGTAAAGGTACAATTGGTACGTGGGAACAAATTAATGATATTGAATTAGAAGAAATTGAATTATTTGTAGATACTGGAAGTGCGTTTCCAGATTTTGCAATAGGTACGTTTTCATCTCAAAATATAATTGATACGTATTGGGAAGCAAAATATTTTAATAACGGCGGGTTGGGTACTGCTCCTACAGCATCTTGGACAAGTGGTAGTATAGGAAATGGAGTACAAATTATTCCACATGGCGGGTCTGATATATCTGCCGCAAATAGTGTAATGACATTTCAACACGTAGCACCATATGCCGCTACATTTGTAAGTCAGTCTGCATATAAATTAACAATTGACGCAATTGGCACTAGGAGTTCAGTAAGTGGTAATTCTAATCCAAAATTATCAATATTCTTATCAGGTTCTGCGTTTCCATATGATGCACAAGATCTATTGAATCAAAACATACAACAATTTGGACGTAGAATCGGTGAATTAGAAGTATTATCTAGTAATCGAAGATTCGATGATACGGTATTTGAATTTGAGGCATTACAAAATGGTAGCGGTCAATTAATATTTGTAATTGAAGGTGGAGAGTGGCAATTTTCTGATATCAGAACTACAACTGATAATGATCCCGGCTATACACCAGGCTATACAAGAATAAGAACAGAAATACCAACCAAACATAAAAGTGGTAACCAACTTTCATTCAAATTAGAATATTATAATGTAGATGGTGTCAAAAGTAAACAAGTATCATATGTTAATAATCTAGATTGGCAGGGAGGTAATCGTTATATTGATGGTGATTATTCAATGCTTACTGGTTCATTATATGTTGCAGATTCATTAGAATCGGGTATTGCAATATCTGGATATAAAAATACTGGATTTGTTAGAAGTTTAGGATATTCTGGCTTTGAATATGGCGATCCTGGATTTTTACTTTGGAGCGGTAGTGCATTATCAGGTTCATCAGGAACAAAAGGCGGTGTACCGTATTCTGGTGTTGGATTAGAATTATATGCAAATAGCGATAATTATTTTAGATTTTCAACTGCAGACTCCGAATTAGATGTAAAAACACAAAAGTTTTTTGTAGGAAATACAACTACATTTATTTCAGCTAGTGATGGTAATTTAAATATTTCATCATCAGGATTAAATATATATAATGGTATAATATCTGGATCATTTTTAAATATAAAAGCTCCGGCTGGAGGAGGGTTCAATGCATTTACTATAATTGATACTCAAAATCGATTTATAGATGGTAAAAACATTGCAAGACAATTAGCGTTTTCAGATACTGTTACATCGGATAGTACTTGGTCTACAACAACAGGCACTGGCTGGGTAACTGTCGATACAGTAATAACAAAGTGGTTACCTGGTGAAACATCATTATTTTTAACAGGTCTAGCTAGATTAACAGCAGGGCCTGCATCAAATAATAATATTGCATATATGCGATTAACAGTAGCTAGTTCATCAATAGACACAGCAACATTATTTAATGATTTAAATAGCTGGGGCGGCACCAAAAACTCAGCAGCGCGAATTTTTGCAATATCTGGATCAACAGGCGTTCAATTAGGAGGTTACGGTGAATTAAAGTTTACACCAACTGCAGATTTTGCAGGCGCCGATGGTAAATTAGTTCGAATACAAATACAATTAAACGCAGTTAATCCAGTATCTGGCTCTGGCGCTGCTCAATTTGGCTATTGGGCGTTAAATATCGGCGGCAGCGGTCCAGATACATCAATATCACAACCCGCGGCACCAGATCCTCCAGTAGTCTAATATTTATATAAAATGGCCATTTAAATGAAATCAATACTACAAGAATTCAAACAACATCTCACAGAACAAATAAGTAATGTTACTGTTTTGTTTCCAGGCGGATTTAAGCCTATAACTGGAGCACATTTAGCACTTGCTAATCGATATGCAGAAAATCCTTCAGTTAAACAAGTAATAATGCTTGTTGGTCCAAAAGATAGAGATGGATTTACGAGAAAACAAACTATCGATAGTTTTAATCTATTAAATTCAAATCCAAAAATCATAATGCAACCAACAGAATTTAATTCTCCAATAACGGCTGCATATGAATTCTTGTTTGCATTGCCAGAAGATGCTCAAGGACAATATGCAATGGCAGCTTCAACAAAGGGTGATGATTATGTACGAGCTAAAACATTTGTTCCTAATGTAGATAAATACAAAATTACTGGTGATAAATCTGGAAGAAAAATACCGCAAGGTATTGATGCTATTGAATTAACAGCAAATGCAGATCCAATTCAATATCCATCAGGAGAACCAATTTCTGCAACAGCAACACGACAAGCAATTGCATCAGGTGATTATAACATATTCAAACTTTCATACCCAGGTATAGAAGATTCAATACTAAAAAATGTTTGGGAAATATTAACTGGCAAAATGATTGAATCTACTTTTTCTAAAGGTTGGTGGAGTACAATTTTAGAACAAGATGTTAATGCATTATTTACTGAATTAAGAACTGGAAAGCGTTTACGTGTATTTGATTTTGATGATACATTAGCAAAAATGAATGCTACAATCTATGTTAAACATCCAGACGGATCTAACACAGAATTAAACCCGGCTCAATTTGCAGTATATGAACCACAACCGGGTGATGATTTTGATTTTTCAGAATTTGATAGAATTATTAAATCTGCAAATCCAATACAAAAAAATGTAGATGCATTAAAAAGAGCAATGCAAGATGCGGGGGCTAAAACAACTATTTTAACGGCTCGTAGAGTAGCTTATCCAGTTAAAAGATATCTTGAGCGCGAACATGGAATTAAGAACATATACGTTGTTGCATTAGGCTCATCAGACCCAATGGATAAAGCTC